CCTACAAGAGCATTAGCATCACCACCAATAATACCAGAGCCTGCATTATGTCCTACTGCAACATTTTCTTGAGCACCATTCATAGCATCATCTAAAGTATTGTTTCCTATAGCTACATTATAATCACAAGTATTACTTACCCAAATTCCTCCACCAGAATTTCTTCCTATAAAAGTATTGTCTACTGAAGCTAATACAGTAGCACCTCCTGAACCATCCATAGCTGCATAACCTACAACTGTATTTCTACTACCTGTTGTATGTCCAACCATAGCACTATAGCCTATAGCAGTATTTTCCTGTCCAGATGTAAGAGCAGTTAAAGCTCCCCAGCCTATAGCAATAGTTCCATTTGCACCTGTTGTTAAATCACCAGCCATAGCAAGATACCCAATAGCTGTAGCTCCATTAATTGCAGCTGAAGCATGAGTTAAAGCTTGGTTACCAAAAGCTGTATTTTGGTTGTTACCAGCAAGTCCTTGCCCTGCTGAATGTCCAACTATTGTATTAGATACTCCAGCAGCTAAAGCTGTTCCAGCTTTATAACCAATACCTATATTTTGAACACCTGTATTATTTTTTAAAGCTAATGAACCTATAGCTACATTGTAAGTTGCTCCATTAGCATCTGCTAATGCATCATGTCCTATTGCAACATTATCACTCGAAGTTGTAAAACCTCCACCAGCTCCTGAACCAATAGCAATATTTTGGTCTCCTTGAGTAATGCCAGTTAAAGCATTTACTCCTATAGCTACATTGCTATCAGCATTATCATTAGTAGCATTAGCCATAGAACCTTGACCTATAGCAATATTATTACCATCAGTTGCTACAAATTGAACATTTGAGTCTATTGAAATATTAGTTCCTGAAGTATCTACCTTATTACTAACTGAACTTATCATTCCTGTAAGCATATTATACCTCTACTATTCTAACTGTATGAGTTGTTGTAGATGTAGAATTAAAATTAAATCTAATAGTATCTCCTCTTGAGCCTACACCTCTTGGAACTGCAAGACTAATTAATTGATTACCTGGGAGGATTAAAGAATTATTTGCTATTATATCTTCATCAGAATTAGCAAAATTAAAATAAAGGTCACCAGCTGAATAAATTAATAATTGATGTGTACTTGGGTCTAAATCGAGATGTTTTGTATTGGTTACATCAGCACTTGAACCTGCTGAAATTACAGCAGCAGCCGAACCTCCCAATCCACCTGACGAGGCATCTAATTGAGTGAATTTTCCAGAAACTCCTTGTGAGGCATTTAAGGATTCCTGTACTGTATATTTGTGTAAATCTGCCATAGTTTACTCCTTTCGGTGTGCTTAAAGCTCTTTGGCAAGAGCATGAACGCACTTTTATTAATTAAACGCTTGCTACAAATATTTCCATATCTACTGCATTTGCACTTGGGTCGACTAAAATACTTTCAAGGTCATGTAAATTTGTTTGCACGCTTCCATCTGTATAGGTTGCTATTGCATCGTGAGCAGCTCCCATAATAAAACTTTCTCCAGCTCCTAATAAAATTGTAGCTGTTTCGTCAACTGTACTTGCACCACTATCGCTCTCAGTAACATCTATTTGCAAGTTAAGATTGACAGAATTTGAATCATCTAAATTTGTAACTCTAATATACTTTATGTCTTGTAGGTCTAATCCTGCGTCTGAGACATCTGCTGTAACTGCCGTTTTAAATATTGTCGTATCTACATTAGCAGGACAAGTTACTATTCTTTTATATATTTCATTTATAGATGCAAAATTTACTTTGGTTTTAGAACCATAATTAGTACCATTCAATACTATATCTTCTTGAATTGTAACTCTTAATGTTTGTTTTTTTACTGTACTTGCCATATTTTTATTATACTCTCGTAGTTAATATACGCCTACTGCCATCCTTGCTGTAAGGATATTTTTTAACAAAACTATCAAATTTTTGTTTAAAATACATTGCTGTTTGAAGGTCACCTTTATCCTCTTTTAATCTGTATTTAACGCAATCAAGTATAGATGGATGAAGTGCTTCAGGAAGACCTGTTGAGTCTCTTAAATCCATCTCTAACTGCGTATCAGATACATGGCTATACTTACCCTTATATGTAATTAAAATAGCCTCTGCTACATCATCTCCATTATAAGTATCATAAGAATATCTTGTAAGTGTATCAAGTCTCGTTGAGTCTGATGAATCGTCATCTCCTCTTTTACATACTATAACTAAATCTTCGCCTTCTGTAAACCAAGCAAAATAATCATTTGGAAATTGTCTATAAGATGCTCCTGTTGTAGATGAATTACTTGCAGTATAATCGCCTTTGCCTTGGTCAACATCATTTTTAAGTAAATGAAAACCATCTGTTAACTTGGGCAGTAAACAATATCTACTATCTGTGTTTAACATATCTACTCGTTCTATCTGTAGTAAATCGGAAGGAAGATTATATAATCTTTGTGCTTGAACTAAGTCCATAATTTCATGCTTTTTATACATTTTAGAAATAACAGATATTTCATCAAGACAATCATTGATTAATTGATATATATATGTTTTTGGAACTCTTCCATGTAAATATTCTACTTGAGATATAAGAGATTTTAATTTCATTGTGCCTGAGCCTGTGGTTGAGCATTAGGAACACCTAATAATAATTGTATTCCTTTATCATAATCTTGTTGCAATTTAGTTTGTTGTTGAACATACCATTTATATTTTTGGTCATCTCTTTGCATACGAACACCTGCTTCTGCTATATAGCCTTGTGCTATTCCAATTCTTGATTGTACTTCAGTAGCAAAACCTTGAGCACTTTGAATATATGTAGTTGCTGTTCCAAGATAACCTTGTATCGCTTGAGACTTAGCACCACTAAAAGCAGCTCTTGATGCTACTTCTTTGCTAAATCCATCAATTTCTTTTGATAAAGCATCTACAGTTGCACTCCATTCTTGAATATGAGTTTGTGCTCTTGCTAATTCTGTTTGAGCTACTTTAACTGTAGCATCTACCATTTCAGTATCTTCATCATCAAGCCAATATCCAGCACTTTTAGGAGTAGCATCATCACTTGAACCTGAGTCTTCATCTGTTGTGAAACCTGTATCTATAGCATCTCTCGCAAGTTCTAAAGCATCTTTAACATGAGCAAGACCAACACCTGTAAGATATTGAGTTTCATCTCCAAACAAAGCAGGGTCTCCACCATCTGCTTGAAACTTATCAACAGCAGTATTAATGGCATCTAATGCAGTTTCAAAGTCACCACTATTATCAGTTTGAGTTGCAAGTTCGGCAGCTTCAGTTTTAGCAAGTGCAACCTCAGCTACTGCACTATCAAGTTGAGTATTAACCAAATCACAAACTGCTTGAGTATCATCTAATTCTGTATTAACTACTGTTAATGCTGTTGTAATATCACTATTAGAATTTAAATCATTCATCAATCTTTGCAATGCTTTTACACTTGCATATAAAACAACTAAATATTCAGCTTCATCTGGAAATAATGATATAGCCTCGTCTCCAATAGCAGGTGTAGGATATTGAACTGTAACAGCATTACATAAACTACTACTTGATAATGGAAGTACTTTTATTTTATTCGCAGAAGTACCTGATTGTGGTTCTATATAATATACAGGGTCAGTCTCTGTAGCATATAATACATTATCTTCATCCTGTGATTCGTTTCGTTTGTAATAAGGTATTTCACGACATTCAAAAGTATTACCACCAGAGGTGGCTGTTTTTCTTGTAACACCAATAATAGTAGAAGTTACATTAGTTCCACCTGTTGGTGTAAAATCTCCAGATTCTCCTGAAACTTTTACAAGCATTTCATCAGGCATAAGATTGATAAGTTCTTTGCAACCATCGGCAAGCCAAACTGCAAGAGCAACATCATCTGTAGAACCAAATGTTGTTAAATCACCCACTTGTACTGTGAATGTTGCCATTATCTATTATTCATTTCGTTAATTGATTCATCTATTGTCTGCTGTGAGAACTCTACTTTTGTTGTTCCACTCCAAGTATTTCTCATATTAATCTCAAAAGGATTTCTTTTGTGCTTACCAAATGTAGAACTACATTCACTACACTTCATAATTTCATCTTTTTGGAATGTAATTGATTCTTGGCAAGTATTACAATAATATGTTCTACTTCTTTTTGACATTTTTCTTCTTCTTTTTCTTGGGTCTACCAACTTGACCTCCGTAAGTTCCCTTCCCTTTAGGCATAGAGTTAATTACTTCCCTTCTTGGTAGTTTTTAGTTTTGGTTTACTTGCATTAACTGCAATCTCTTGTAATTTAGAGAGTCCTGCTAATTCTTTGTTAATACTTTCTAAGCTTTTCTCGATATTAGATATTGATATTTTTAAAATATTTATATCTTTTTCCATTGCTAAAGCTCTTCCCATAATTTCCTCTTATTTGTTAAAACAATGTATATTCTATATGCACAGTAAATCTACCATCTGTAGCATCAGCATTTAATGTTGTTTCAGTACACGCATATAAATATTTTTTTGCAATAGGAGCAGTAATGTTAGGTGTAAACACATGATAGTTACCTGCTGTATTATTCCAATTAATATTTATTTCAGTTGTGCTTGAACTTGCTGAAGTATGAGTGCTAAAAGAATCTACACCAGCTCCAACAATCTCAGTTCCACTTGAAACTCCTGTATTAGCTGCTGTTCCACTTGTTGCACTTAAATTTAAATTCCCCACATGAGTTTGTCCACAAGCAGTTGTAATACCTATTAACACTTTATCTATAAAAAACTTTGAAGCTGCTACATGACCACTTGGCACTTCTGTATCTAAAGTTCCTAATTCAACCAATACATCGTTATCTGCAAACTGAGTACTCCCATCTCCAATATCTGCAAAACTTCCCACAAATGATTGAAACTTTTTGACTCCTAAGAACGATGATGCTCCAGCAACATCTAATGTTGTTGCTGCTACCTCTCCTGAAGAACCATATACTAAAGTTTTAGAAGCTACTACAGAGCCAGCTGTAGCTCCATCAAGAAAATCTAACTCGGTCTGAGTTTCATCTCTATAGGCATTTGAATTTTTATTCGCTCTATCTGAACGCATTATCTTTCTCCAATTTAAAATTTAAAAAAAAAGAGATTTGGAGCAAACCCTTTATACGATTTGCTCCACAGTTCTCTAAGACTGTTAACCCTTATGTATTCGGATTATGATGTAGTAACAGCATCATCAATACCAGACATACAATCGGCAACCCATTCACCACCAAAGAATGTCATATTTACATAATCTCCTCTTTGGGCAGATGTACCAATAATAATATTACTAACCTGAGTACCTACTGTTGAATTAGAAGCATTGCCTCCTGCGTCTTTCATGACCATACTTACAATCGCACTACCAGCTCCTATAGTAATAGCAGCAGTTGGAGTTTCTTCCCAAACAACAAATTTGTAATGAATTCCATCTTCACCTGTTGTTGCAGTTGGTAATGTGATAGCTACAGTAGAAGCAGCAGTTATGAAAAAGACTTTTCCACTATCAGCTTCAGTTAATGTAATATCAGCAACTAAATTTGAAGTTTTTAGCTTATAGTTGCCAGTTTGTCCACTATTTACATTTAGAATATCACTTCTCATAATTATACTCCTTGTAAATGAATTAGTGCATGAGTTTCAGGAAGAGAAACTTCAAGACCTGCTTCTGTAAGAATCATGTCTTTTCGTAAGTCTTCATCAGCCTGCTGTACATTGGTTGTGATTGAAGTATCACGATTCACACCATTACCCACAAGTGGTCTATATGAAACATGTTCTAAGTCAACAAGAGCTAAGAACCCAGCAGAGTTACCTCTGAATAAAGGTTCTTTAACTAAAGTCAAGTCGCCATGAATAGTTTCAATTTTCATTATCTTATGACCAAATGTACCTGTACTTCTTTCGAAGTTATATCCAAAAGCATTAGCGTCAGTTCCTACTTTAACAGTAGAATCCATAAATCCACCAAGCTTATTGAAGTGAGTAATTACAGGTAAACTTGCTAATCCAAGTTTGCTTGCAGTTCCACCACGAGCTGGGTCATACATAACTTCAAAATCACCAAGCAATGAATCATAACTCCAATTACCTGCTGTAATTGTTTTCAAATAACCTTTATCTGAATTATAACTTACTGCTGCTTCGTCTGCAAGTTCTGCTTGTGAATTTGCAATGATGTGACCAACAATACCATCAGTATAACTAATGCTATTAGTTTGTGCTCTCATTCCAAAAAGCATTGCTCTTTCAATGTCAACTTTATGTTCTCTTAATTTAAGATTCCATATTCGTTGCCATTCATCAGCATAACCACGATATACTGTTGCTCTTGCTGTATTAGTCATCTCACAAGCTGTTTTAAAGATTTGAGTATACCCATAATCATTATCAAGCTTTTGTGACCATACATCAGGTGCACCAGTACCTTCTTCGAAGGCAGTACCAACTACAGTACATTTTGCATTATTTGGCACTGTCAAAGCTGCTGCCGATGCTTTTGCTGTAGTACGGACTGTTGCAGTTGTATAAGCTCCTGAATCAGTTACGCTTTCAACACGAACTGTACACCATTCTGGTTGAGCTGTGGATGTGTCTACTGTACCAACAGCTATAACCATACCTGGAATCAACCAATCAACAGAAGTTGGAGTTGAATCAGTAGTATCGAAAGTTGCAGTTGCAGTACTTCCTACTGCTGCTGCTGTGAACGCAGCTTGAGCTGTGAAGGCTCTATCTGCGATTGATATTTTAGTTCTATCTTCCAAAAATCGGAATTGAGAGTCCGTTGTTGGAACTT